TCTTACGGTTATCAGAATTTACACCAGATGCAAGTCCTGCTCGTATTTTTTGCAATTGTAAATTACCGTTGAATGCCGGACATCCATGAGTCGGCCAATCTCCGAATACGGCAAATGCAATTCATTTTTGGCGCGGTAAAACAGTTCGCGTCTTACTTTAACGACATCAGGTTTAATGTTTGGACTTCTTACGATATTCGGATCGATGCCGTGCATTGCGGCAATCTCCCGAAGCATGGCTGTGAACCGTTTGTTGGGAAGCTTAACCTGTAGGACGGGCTGGTCAGCTAAAAGTTTATTTTCTTGCGGCAATTTGACGCGCTCAGGCGGCACGACACCAGTGGGACCAGTGACGCCACCCAACCGTTTTTTGACGGCTAAGTATCTGGCTCTTAGTTCATCAAAAGTTTGCGGCTCTCTGTCCATGTATCTTCCTCAACGCCATAAATGGTGACTACCATAGGTATGCCATGCTCACCCCATTCGGCAGCTATGGCTTGGCAATCCGAATCATCATCTACAACTTTAGTCTTAACCAATAAGTCACTGGTAGATTTTAGTAAGTTATCCAGATCCCGACGTCTTTTGTCAGGTTTAGTGGCTGATATGTGAATGATATACCGCCCAAGTATTTGAGCCTTGGTCTGCGCTTTGACCATCCAACCAGCTTCTTCAAGCCAAGCCATGTATTCAGGGGAACGATACATACGACCACCTTTGCCTACCTTCCATAAACGGTTCGTGCTGGGGGCCAATGGTAACTCAAGCCGAATCATTCTGTTTCCAATCCAGAAAAAAGTGGTGGAGTGTAATCTCTTTGTTGGTGGCCTGTAATATACGAACCATCAACGCTAAAGATGGGTCTTGAACTCCCCGCTCAATTCTAGAAATAGATGACGCAGTTGTTCCCGCCATTTTAGCTAGATCAACCAAAACGACGTTATTTTTCTTACGCCATTGACGTAATGGATGCTCATTCATTCGGTACTACTCTCGGCCTTTCACGCTTGACTGGCAAGGGTGAAATAACTTCAGGACGCCCCATTGTTACGTTCACCTGTCCACGAATTTCTTTATTGTTCCAAGTCCAGCATTCACCAGTTTCGTCTTGAAACACCACCCAAAGCAGGTCATGCTCTGCGCCGTAATCGATCATGGCATGGGCTAGCCCTTTGCCTTTTGGAGACATGACAGGAATTGGCGGGTTGAGTTGTAGAAGCATAAGATCCTCTTGACTTTGTTTGCATCATACGTAAATGATTGAAGCGTTGAGAACAAGAACAGAACAAAATCCTAAACAGGGATTTTGCACGAAAGGTAAAAAATGGCTACCAAATACACCGTAGATATATTGCGGCGCACCATTGAAGTGTTGCTTGAAAAATACCCAGAACTTAAAGAAGATGAAGACCTTAAAGCGGATATGCTTGAAGGATCCACCGATTTTGAAGAAACGATGGAAAAGCTATTGCGTCGTACACAAGATAGTATTTACTTAGCCAAAGCGTGTCAGGATGCTGAACGCGATATCCATGATCGTCGCAAGCGTTTTGAAAAACGGGTAGAATTTGGCCGGGAAATGATGAAGCGACTCATGGAAACCGCCGATGTGCGCAAGCTTGAGTTTCCAACGGCTACCCTGTCATTGATGAATACACCACCTCAAGTGGTAATCCTTAACGAGTATGAGATCCCCGACGATTTCATGCGAATCAAAAAAGAACCTAACAAAGTGCTATTGAAAGAAATGTTGGAGAAAATGGATGTGCGTGGCGCTACCCTCTCAAACGGGGGCACAGCCCTCGTCATCCGTGGAGCATAAGCCAATGAGTGCAAAGATTGCATTAGCTCTCCACAACGTAATGACCAAAGTTACGTATGTGCAAAAAGGCAGCGAGAATAAGTTCCACGGCTATAAATATGTTTCCGAAGCTGATCTATTGGAAAAGCTTCGCCCTGCATTGATTGAAGAAGGGCTTATTCTTATTCCATCAATTGAGATGGTTCGCCCTATGGATGAGCATGGCAATACCGTTGTAGATATGCGGTATGAGATTGTTCATAAGGATGGGGATATCTGGCCGCATTTGATTCGCGTTGCTGGGTGCGGAAATGACCGCTCCAAAAACGGAACTGTAGGCGATAAGGGACTATACAAAGCTATCACGGGTGCGAATAAGTATTTCTTATTCAAGCTATTCCAGATTGAAACGGGTGATGACCCTGAGCGGGATAGTACGCCAGTAGCCCAAGAAGCCCCACCAGCCGCGCAATCGCATTGGCCGGATTATACCAAAGATTTGTACACTTATATGAGTGCATTTCAGTTTGCCATCAATCTGTGTGTAACCGTTAAGGAAGTGCAGGACTTTTGGAAACAAGAATTGAAAGAAAATTTCTCCACCATGAAATTGGAAAAAGATGGTGAGGATTATGAGGCATTGCGTCAGTTGTGTGCTGATCGTGTAAAAGAAATTAACGCTGAAAAGAAAGGAAAGTAAGATGGCTTACGAACAGCGCGACAACAGTGGATCTCTATTCAAGAATACCTATAAACAGCGAGATAATCAGCCGGATTATACAGGTAATGCCGTTGTAGATGGTTCAGATTACCGTGTAAGTGCTTGGGTAAAAGATGGAAGCAAGGGTAAATTTTTCTCCCTTTCGTTTACACCTAAAGATGCAATGGGCGAAAGTGCAACCGCCCCGACAGCGACTTCCTCACCGAGTAAGACAACGACGAAAGCACCAGTCAAGCGTGAGGTAATTGCGGATGAAATCGACGACGAAATACCTTTCTGAGCAAAGCGGAACTGAATATATTGTTCTTTCTTATCGTACCGATAAGCATGGCCATGTGCGCAAGACAAAACTGGGCAAAGGTTTTACTGGTCGCAAAGAAGGAACAATTAACGTCAACTTTGAAGCTGTCCCATTGCCTAACCAAGATGGTGAATGCTGGGTATCTTTAGTTCCGTATGACCCTAACTTCGGTGAGCAATACGAATGACCCAATTTATATCCGATGAAATGATGGAAGAAGCCTTATTGTTTCTTGCCAATCATAGTTCTCTTGGTGCAGAAGCCAGAGCAAATCGGTTTAAAGCGGAGCATGCGCGCAAGAGGATCAGAGCCAATCTGATTCTCACCTCCGAAGAAAAGACATCTGCCATGAAAGAAGCATGGGCAGAACAGCATGAGCGATACGCCGAAGCTGTAAATGATGAAGCTGAAGCTATACGATTTGATGAATATTTTCGCGCTGAACGTAACCGCGCCGATTCAATTATTGAGGCTTGGAGATCTGAGCAAGCCAATCAAAGAGCCGGAACAAACTTCAAATGACCTTGAATGATATTGTGACAATTCCTTTTTCAGAAGAGGATGTTGCATATGTTAAACACATGGCAAGGCTGCGAAACGGTGGCCCCGGCAATGATGGTAAACCAGACAAAAGTTCTGCTTTTAAAGTAAGAAACCAAACGTCTGAAGAAAACCATGTTTTAGGATTGTTCGCAGAGGTTGCAGTCTCGCGGTATTTAGATGCCCCATTTGATGAATCAATCTATTTCGGCGGCGATGGCGGCAAACCTGACATTGTTTTGAAGAATTTAAAGATTGAAGTCAGGGCCACTAAATTTTACCCGCCAATTCTAAAATTCAACGATTTAGTTACATCGCAAGCTAATGTTTATATATTGTGCCGAGTTGGCCCGTTAGATTCACTACGATCATTTGTAGAAATATGGGGGTGCGTAAGTAAGAAACGATTCTTAAAAGAACATACTCAACAAGATTTTGGATATGGATCACGGTTTGTCATGCAAGCGGAACAGTTATCGCCTATGACAGCTATGAAAGAATATCTGGAGGTTTCATGACTGAAGATATGGGAACTACTGCAAGAGGTAGTTTATCTGGCAAACGAAAGCTTGCCATATGGGAACGAGAAAGAGGATGCTGCATGGAATGCGGCGTCAAGCTCATGACTGGGCAATTTATATATGAGCATGTCCGTGCTTTAGAATTAGGCGGAACTGATACAGACGACAATATCAGGTTAACATGCAAGCCTTGCGCAAAAGAAAAGACAAAAAAGGATCACAAAATGGCGGCAAAAGCAAAAAGAGTGAAACAAAATTACTTAGGTTTAAAACAGTCGCGCTCACCACTCCCATGTGGTAAGATGTCTAAATGGAAAAAGAAGATGGATGGTACCGTCGTCCCGCGTTGAGCGTGATGAAACTATCCGCCCCACTTCTTGCTGCATTGCTTGTTACAGGGTGTGAAACAACAAGCTATTCAGCACAACCGACCCTGCATGAAATGATTCGTGTGGCAGCGGTTTCGCATGACATCAATCCAGAGATTGCTCTTGGCTTGGTTGATGTTGAAAGCACATTCAAACCCAACATAATTAAAGATGGTAACTACGGACTTATGCAAATACGCATAGGTACAGCTAGAGCTATGGGTTTTAGGGGGTCGTTCACTGAACTACTGATACCCGAAAACAACCTTGAGTATGGTATGCGGTATCTACACTATTGTTATATGAAACACGGGGAAGATAGGCTTGCGCTTGGTTGTTATAATGGTTCAACCTCGCCAAAGAACCGCTATCCTCGTCGCGTTATGCAAGCATCATCTAAATACTAAGCAGCAACACTGCGTGCCACATGGAGCGCCTGCACAATAGCATCGTCTGGCATGCTAAGCATTTGTTCCGTGTGGTGCGCCAATAGCTTCTGATTCCGCATTGATTCGCTAACAAGCTTATCTGCCGCCTTATCAATGACAGATCCGCCACTAGCCCTTTGTTCACGAGGATTAGCATTTGCAGCATTGACACCCGTCATAGTCAAAAGGGTGTGATTTAAGAATGGCTCTAGTTTTTCAATTGTAGATCTGACCGCAGGTGTCGTTTCTGCCAACTTTGAAAGTTCAAGAATTTTATTTTTGTCACCCGAAGCAAGCGTTTCTGCAACTTGTGTAGCAATACGTTTTTGCGCCAAACTTATTGTGCCTTGCACAGCTTTATTTGCCAACCACCCACCTATACCTACACCAGCGCCGACACCCGCTGATGTTGTGGTTAAACCTGCAAAAAGACCCGGAGTTGCGGAGGCAATATCAACTAAATATCTTCCCCAACCGGGCTTGGCGGAATCTGCTAGATTTGCGCTCAACTCAATCCGTTGCACATCATGAGTCATATTTTCCAAATCAACCATTGTTTGAATTTGGTTGGCTTGGGTTCCATTTTTAGATGGAAAAACGTCGTTTAGTTTGCCGACAGATGATGCTTTATCAAGGCCCGTCAAAAGCTTATCAACTCCGCCCCTTGCTTTGTCTTGCAAAGCAGAAACGAAACCTTCTTGGAATAATCCTAAATTTCCAGCGTCGTAATTCGATAGTGCTTTTTTAGCACCTGCGGCATCAAAAGTGTTAAAACTTGAAGCGTAATTGTATCCGGCTTGCAAAGCATTTTTGGCTTTAAAGAAACCAGACGCGCCGTTGAGAGCAACACCGTATTCAGGATTTTGAGAAATTAAATCATCTCTTAAACCATCGCGCAAATCTTCCAAACGCCCAGCAAGATTATTTTGGCCCTTTTGATATGCTTCATTCACGCTGTCATCAAGGTTTTGTTTAACTTGATCCCAATATTTTAAATTACCATTATACCCACCAAGTTCTTTTGTGGCTTTTTTAATTGCATCTTCTGCTAATGGGTTCCCAATAACGCTTTGGACAAATGGAGATTCCACATCCCCAGCCATTGGATCATTAAGTGCTTTTTTGTAATTGATATCATTATCAACCTTCTGTTGCGCAGAAATGTTTTCTTTTGTTTGTCCAGCATCAATATCTTTGCCCAATATTTCATTGAGGTTTGAATTGACGCGAGTTGCCGCCTGTTCGCCGCGTTGCGTTATAAAATCATTAATTTTCCTTGCTGCTTCTCTGGCGGGGCCAGTAACATTTGGCGCGATTAACTGCTGATCTTGACCACCAGTAACATCATAAACCGACATTGGCTTTTGCGCTGCTATAGCATCTTGAATTTCTTGATCTGTCGGCGCTCTATTGTTTTCACGCGCAAGCTTAATGGTCTGAGCAATTCTTGTATTTGCTGCTTCATTAGGATCTAAAATATTACCAACGACTTTTTTGCCTTGAATGGCACCTTCGCCAGTTACGCCTCCGGCAAGGGATCCTAAAATACCCAAAGCAGTTCTTGTGGTAGGGTCAGTTAAACCAATCATGTCTGCGGCTTTGTCAGCAGCCTCGACACCAGCTAAAGCCCCTGCTCCACGGATAGCTTTTTCTGCCAGTTTCCCCTTGCCAAACATGCCGGGGGCCATGACATCTATTGCCGTTTGAGTAAATTGACCCGGAGGGGTTTGGGATTGATATGCTGGCCCAACTGGCAAAACCTGTCTGGCATACGGATCAACTGCTTGCGCAATTTCTTGCGTAGAATAAGGTCGGCCCTGCTCATTGGTAGCGCGAGCCATATCAACGGCCTTATTTACCAAATCAATTCGGGCTTTGCCTTCGGGGGTATTTGTATCACCGCGAGCAGCATTGTATAATTTAACCGCACCGACTTCAGTCGCAGCTACACCATTTTCAATGGCTTTTGAAACAAAATTCAACAAATCTGCAGGTGCATTCACCACGCCAATAGGAAGACGTTCAGTGGCCGCTAACGCACTTTTGGGAACATCATAAGTAGGACGCAAGTCTGGCCGCGCAGACAACATACCAAGATCTGCGTCAGACAAAACAGGCTTATTAGGCAGTGTTGCAACCGGAACTTCTGCTGGTTTCTTAGTTGAACCCATTCCCAAGTCTTCATCACTCAATAGATCTGGTTGCGGCGCTTGATCCGTCATTGTGGAGTGAATCCTTTAATTGAATTTCTGTCCCAACCTTTACCCGCCCAAGTAGCAATAACGCCATTGGGGTATTGTGCTTTCATATCGCCGCCAAGCTGTTCATTAGGAATAACATACTGATACCCAGAACGCCGTAATCCAGAATCGGGTAGATCGCCCAACACTGGAGTGGTTGCTCTTCCATTATCTACAAATTTGCCAAAATCATGTTGGGGATCTTTTTGCCAATTTTGCAAAAATTGATTGTATTGAGCCTTTGTCGCCAACTTGCCATCTGTGGCACGCCAATTGTTATAGTCATTATAAAATTGATCTTCGTAATCCATTGCTCCCTTAGCAAATCCAATGATGTTCCGGTTTGTTTTTGGTTGCAAATCTGGATTCATATTAGCTTGTTTTTCACCGCTTATTGTGGTCGCCAACAAACGGCCACCCAAGTCTTTAACTCGATCAAACATGGCTTGGGCAGAATCTTTTGCAAATGTCTCATAATTAGGATTATCGGTATCTAATTTGTATTTATCTACATTTAATCCCAATGCATCTGCGTAGGCTGGCAATTTAGCTTTAATATCACTTAATTTACCACTTTGCCATGCGGACAAAATTTCTGAAGCATCGTTGATACGCGCCCTAGCCTGAGGACGTGTTTCAGCTTTGGATGCAAATTCATCATCAAGCTTATTCATATCTGCAACGCTAGTTTTTAAAACTTCCGCTTCTGCAGCTCTTTTTTGTGCAGCGGCAACGGCTGTTGGAGATGGGGCATAACCAGCAGGCTCACCTGTGTCGGGGTTGATTAATTTTGTAGCGCGTTGCCCAGTAGCGATTTCATCAGCTATTTTCCGATTGGCGGCAACTTGCTCAAGAGCTTGTTTTGCTTCTGTTTCCCGCGATTTGCCAAACCCTGACAAAAAGTTATATTCTTTCATTGCATCATCGGCAAGACTGTTAAAATATTCAGGAGTTGCATCAGGCGCTATATCTGGAAAAGCCGCTGACTTTTGTGGAGTTCCCTTAATTTCAGCAACTTGAATTTTAGGCATAGATGTATCAACATCTCCCTCTCCCGCTCCGAGGGTGGAAGAAATTAATTTAGTAATATCTGATTTTTGTTGGATGGCATCTGGTTCAGGCATGGAAATATCCGCACTAGCTAAACCACTTTGTTCAGTTCCACCTAAGGCAAGACCAACTCTACCTCCTTTTGCACGCGCAGGTGGTGTTCCACCAATAACAAAAGAACTTAACCCCGGAGGAAGTTTTAACATTGCAGCACTATTTTCATAAATATTTATAAATTGTTCTTTGGAAATATTTTCGTTTGTTTCAATATTTTTATAAAATCCCCCTCTTTGCGGTTCATATTTTTGTTGTAATTTGTTCAATAACTCAAAACCGTTTTTAATTTGTTCTTGATTTAATTGCTGCCCACGAAGGCCTAGTTCGCCCTGTTGATAAGCAGCAGTATTCGCATCGGCATATGCCTTAAGCGCGTCTTCTTGGAGCTTTGTTTGATAATCGCGAAGAGATTTTGTTGCGTTATAATATGTTCCCAATCCTTCTTGAGCGCCTTCACCAACTGCAACGAAAGGATTAGTAGATTTGCTGCTAAGCATACCCAAGCCAGCAGCCATAACACCAAGATTAGCTTCATCCGATAACGGATGACCAACAATCATTTCTGCAAGCGTTCTTGGTTTGTTCGGGTCTGGTGGGGCTTGAAGATTCTGTAAGGTTTGGTTTATTTGACTCCCCATAGATGCAAGTTGGCTGCTATATCCGCCAACGCCGCCGGAGTCGCCATCATCTCCTGCATAACCTTTGCGGCCAACTACGCCACCAGATGCAAAATTATAGTCTGCAGCGGACTGCGGAACCCAATTTGCGTATTTTGCTGTTATATCAGCAGATGTCGGGGAATATGGCGAAAACAATCCACCAAACGCAGATTTTATATTAGCGCGTTGCCCCGGCGTGGTCGTCGCGGATTTAATGATAGATGTAAGATCAGGACTATCATCTTTAATTTCCTGCCGTTGCGGTTTGGTGTCCCAACCTGTGCGCACTTTTTGTACGTTAGCAAGAGGCATAATATCAGCAAGAGTTAATGGTGTCTGAGACCCGCCACTTGGTTGGTAAGTGTATGGAATATCGCTAAAATACGTTGATTCAACCCCGCCCCGCAAAGCGTAATTAGCCCGACCCAATCCTTCATGGACTGCCCCACCCATAGAATCAGCCAAGCCACCGCGTGCAAAATGGCCCTTATCAGCAGCATGTTTGGTTGCATCATCGTAGTTAAGATAACGCATGCCTTTGTCGTCTTTATGGACAGCAGAGGGATTGTGCTTTTCAACTTCCTGCGCGCTTAAGCCCATGCGCGTCGTGTCGTCGCCCTTGTAATTATACTTATAAATGTTTTGGCCATCGAAGGTTTTGCCAACAGGCTCCATGTTTTCCTTGAACCGTTCATCGGATCCAAGCAAACCTGTTTGGCCTAAAGCTAAAGTTCCACCAATAATAGATGAAAGCATATTGCCTGTTGGTTGAGATGTAAGAGCCGTGCCACCGGATTGGCCACCAATTCCCAATAGCAAGTTAGCAAGCAATTGCTCATTCTGATACGGGAATGCCTGAGCAGCTTGGAACTGCTGTTGATTTGCGGTATCTGTTGCTTGTTGAACGCCGCGTTGAACCGCGCCAGCACTCATTTGAGCTTGAGCACCTTGCAATGCAGCATTTTGCGCCCCAGTTCCTAATGCGGCCAATTGCTGTGATGTTGCTTGATCGATGCCAAATGCCTGACCAGCAAGACCAGCTTGAGCCTGCGCTGCGCCAACGTCTTGAGAATATGCTTGTTGACCGATATTGGCCAATTGCTGTGCTGTCTGCGAACCAGCGCCAAAATTCTGTCCGGCCAAAGCAGCTTCTTCTTGGGCCGCAGATAGTCCTTGGCCAAAACCTTGCTGGCCCAATGCTGCGATCTGGTTAGCTTGGTTGGCCAATGCTGCACGATTGGCTTGGTCAGCACTAAGATTAACGCCTTGTTGTTGTTGGAATGCGCCTAAACCTTGCGCATAACCCTGATTAAGCAAATTGCCCAACACATTTCCAGTAGCTATGTTCTGTTGGCCCTGCAAAGCAGCACGAGCCAAATCAGCACGCTCACCACCAAAAGCACCTTGCGTAATTTGATTGCCAATTAAACTCTGTTGGTCCATTTGCTGCTGTTGCTGCAATGGAGCAAGTGTACCCTGAACCACTTGGTTCATATATGGGTTCATGTATTGGCTTAATGCGTTTTGGCTAAATTGCTGAGCGTATACAGGAGCGGCTGCATTGCCAGCCAAATTGGTAGCTTGAGTAAGATAATTTTGGCCCTGCCCCAATGCAGCATTTACAGCAGATTCTTGCTGTTGAACTTGAGGAGTTAACTGCGAATACGCGGAATTTAATACATTTGTTGCATTTTGGTTGTATTGGGAGCCTAATTGCTGCCCCAAACCAACTTGACTATATGCAGCTTGAATTTCTGGTAATGCTAAAGCTTGGCCTTGATTGATATCGGTTGTAGCTTGAGCGTAATAAGGTTGAGCTAAGCCAGCTGAAGCATTTACATCTTGAATACCGGACTGCTCAGTGGGGGATAATCCCGCCACCATTTGGCCAGTATATTGCTGGTAAGGTTGGTTATATGTATTCCAAGCCAGACTGGATAATTTATCATAATTCGCCTGTACGTCGGCAGGTGGGAGCGTTGTCGTAGTAGATGTCGATGTACCTGTAGAACCACACACGGCGAAACTCCAAACTTAAGTATTTACTTCAATTTCATCCGACGAAGCATTCTTAGCCCCGTATACGAAAAAAGCACCGATAGGCGTACCAAAGTGTTTCTGGTATAGCTCCACTTTAGCATTTGTTCTGTGATTTGACAAAACCCCAATCATAAGGGGCATTTCCAATCCATCCGCTGTATTTTTGGCAAATTCTATCATCTTATGCAGCCGAGATACAGTGGCATTTCTATATTCGGGGCGGACAAATACTGCTGATTCTTCCAAAAATGGCGTATCGGAATAGAAGTTCGTGGCAATCCGTAGCGCCGTCATGGCTTCCAAATTGCCTTTTGGCCCTACCACGCCAATGATCCCGCCGTGTTTGTGCAAAAGTGGGCGCACATTGTGGCGAACCTTGGCTTCATTAAACTCAAACATGCCAATTTCTTGATGCATCAATTTGGCTAAAGTTATAACACCATCTTCGTCTTCAGGCTGGGCAACTCTTACCAAAGGCTCGGTAGTAACACGTTCATACTTAGGCATTCTTTTACGCGCACTCTTAGACAAGCGAACACGTTGTTTTTTAAACATTTCGTCCATTTTTAATCCTTCTTTGGAGGGGCAAGTTTTTGGAGAGTTTTAATATGCTGCTTACGTAATTTCATTACGAATTGGTCCAATATGCGATGACCCAGATCAATATCCCCATTACCAATACCCAATACTGCATACGGCGGAATAACGTACTCTCCGCCAGCAGCAACAATAGGGACAGGATTACCAGTGTCGTGAGATCCATCGTCATGATATTTTGATATCATTTCTGTAATGTTTTTGAAACCGCTTAGTGTATTTCCCTCGCCAAGAAACGCCACTTCTTCCGCCGGAATGACGTATGCCCCAGCAGGAACATGCATGGGAAGATGGTCTGTGCGACCTGCAACAGGGCTATGAATTGGCCCGACATGCACTATGTTCCCGTTTTGTTCTCCACCACCTGCTTTTCCTGATCGAGCAATATTTAATGCCGCAGCTACGGCTTGGTCATGCGGATGTCCTGAGCGGGACATTTCGCTTATATTCTGGCTGATTGTGGCTTGGCTAGACCCGTGTTTTAATGGCATCACGAATATCCTACAGAAATAATGGACCCAGTGCCGGGGGAAAAGTATAAACCCGTCGCAAATGGAACTTGGATTTGATAGATACCAAGCGTATTAGGAACGGCGTAAATGCGAGAACCTGATGCTGCCGAAGTAGCATCATAAAGATAACCCTGTGTAGAGCCTGCTACTATAACGCTTACGGTGGCCAACCAACCAGACGAAGATTTAATTATTGCCCCGGCAGACAATTCTTTACTGTTTGACGCGCCAGCATGAAAATTTACAGCATTTGCATATGAATTAATTGCAATAACGCCATTTTTCTGAGTAGTCAGGATATCATCTAAACTAGCCATCAGAATTTCCCGTCTAATTGATAACGGAATTTAATGCCGCCCAATCGCCAGAATGTCCCAACATCTTGAGACGACAATGAAAACGCCATGTAACGCGCCCTGATTCGGCAAGATATGTATTCCGTTGATTGCGTCATAGGAAATGTAATAGACGATACTTGCCCAGATGGCGAACCAGAATAGTAACTGGTTGACGGAGAAGTTGCAGTATCTGTAGCATAATTTGTATAATAAATGGTCACATACACCGTAGCGTTTTGATTGCCGCTATACGTACCCCATTTCATATCAGGCCAAATTTGGTCCACAAACACAATATTTTCGCCTTCGGTAAGCTGAAAATAACCTGTTTGGAATGATGAAAGCATGGGTGTAATGGTTGTTCCCACCGCAGCGTCGTTACCTACTTCGTGTTGATAGATGTATGTATCGCCACCCGCAGCAATAGGAGATCCCAAGCCAGATTGGTCAATCCATGCTGTACGGCTCAACGTACCAAAATCCCACTGCCCAATAAGGAAATTATATTTTACATATGAATCGTTTTCTGTGGAGTTCTGCGATGGGTAGTACCAAGTTACTTCGTTAAATTGGGAATTAACGCCGCAACATACTTTATAATAATAGTTTGGATTAATGTTTTGGAAAACTACGTCAAATATTGGGCATGGCATTGGTTCCGGGCCGCTGCCTGTCATTACGAAGAAATTACGCTGAGACATCCAGTAAATGGAATTATTTACCTGACCAATGCAATGACGGGATATCGCACCGCAATTTGATCCAATTTTATTAAACCCATAAACAAGTGGGAATCCCACATATTGCATGGCCCACAAATCAATATCTGTCCAAATAAGACCTTGTTGCGGCCCCTGGAAGCCAGCTACAATTTTTGAACCTGTAGGAATACGGTAAGAACCTGCCTGATTGGTTACAGTGGCATTCCAAGTCGTAAAGTCTTGGACATCTGACCAACGGATAAGCAACGGATCCGGCGAAAGCGTAAAGCTAGATCCATAAGCTATCACTTGTCGTTCTGGCATGGCGACAAAGATGCCGCTATTAACCAATGGAGCTTGGGCGCTTAATATCTGCGCATTTAAAACTGAGCCGTTAGGTTGCCAATAGTAAATTGGCCCACCCGCTGGGCATGCAATTAAGTCTTGCCCAAAGTTATCTAAAGTCCAATCTGTCGCTGTAATGGCAGTGCCGGGATTTGTAATTGCCGTACCAACGCCAAAGCCACCGACGCCAAATCCACCAACACCGAACCCAGTGCCAATCGGCTGCGGCCCGACGCCAATATAATAAACAGATTGAACATTCCCGTTATTGATAGCGGTAGGGCCAGCCGATGATGTAGCCAAGTTAGATGCGGCAAATGTAAATGAACCTGCACTGGGTACACTTACAACAGTGTACAACCCAGATAATGTAATCCCGCCAATTGTAAGCGGCACACCTATATAGAAATTAGACCCTACATTATAGCCGTGGTTGTCAAAATACCCTGTAACAATAGAAGATGACGAGGTTGTCTGAAACGAATAAACACCAACTAATTTTGCTGTTCCCGTGCCAGCGCCAACGCCTGTGGCATTAAATATCACGCCAACCGTATTCGCCGATGCGCCAATTAACGTGTAATCCGTCGTGCCAACGGTTACAATTTTGTACGTTTCCCCCACAACAAAAGAGCCTGCTGTGGTATTTGTCGATGTATTGGCCGTCGATGTTGCCGCAGATCCGGCATTAATTGTGTATGTTGTCCCGGCATAGGTCAATAACTGGTAGGGACCAGTAAGCACTAGCCCGCCAACAGAAACGGGTGTTACAAAGTCAACGTAGTCAAATACAGTCAATACCGTTGTATTAGAATCCGTGACTGAAACTGTACTAGATCCAGCTGTGGTTGCAAAAACAGGGGCGGTATTTGTCGTAATTGTGCGTGGCGTTATATCCGCCAAATTTCCATTAGTTAAAACGCTTAACGAAGATTCTGCGCCAATACCAAGATGGTTAATGGCATTTAAATCTGACCACGCTTTTAGTGCGCGAATCTTGGACCCAATAGCAGAATTAAAATATGCAACCCATCCGCCCAACTTCTGAGCAAGGCCAAATCCATTACGCTCTGATAGAAACCGAACAAGCTGCGATGACGAATACGCAGCCTCATTTAATACTGGTGTATTGTTAGTTTCTACGCCGGGTTTGAGCTTTATGGTTCCAAAGGGCATGATTAGCCCCTAGTCGGTGAAGCAGCAGGAGCAGGCGAATAGGATGTCCATGCCGCCGCTTGGAATTTCTTGCGGTTTTCTTCTATCAAGGCGCTGGCTTTGAGTGCTTGATACTGCGACTCATACGTTTGAGCCATTTGGGGGTCATCATTTAAGCGACCAAAGTTGCGTTGGAACGCCGAAATATAGATCATGGATGCCATAATAAACATATCTGGCAAATAGGTAGATATGAATGTTGTGGTATTGGACGCAGAAAGAGGCGCAGAACGAATTGTCCCGGTCAATCTAACCGCATAGCTTGAGCTTGGAGTCGGTCCTACGATGATATACTGGCTTGTATTACCTGTAGTATTAGTATCGCCGCCATAAACAGCAAAATACTGAGGCAGGCCAGTAGCAGATCCCGATCCGTAAACATTTTGTATAAATTCCTTGCCAACGGGCAATAACGGCGTGGAGTTTCCTGACCCGTCTATAACTTCAAAAGTTTGAGGAACAATGAATTGAGACGTTGGCAGGGTTAAAGTGTTATTTCCACCCGTAAATGTGTAAGCATTTGTGCTAATTTGCGTAGACAAAAAGTCTAAGTCTCTTTGCATACGAAGTTCTGCGTAGTCAATCATAGATGGAATAATAATCGTGAAATTAGTATCCGTGACAGGAACTACTGCCATTGTCGCTATTTGCTGCACATATGATGCGTATGTTAACGACATAATTTAACCCCTACGACGCCATGTCAAAGGCAGCCTTTTCCACAGACGCAACTCGACTTGACCAACCACGTCCAAACGTACCATAAGTTGGCAAACTTTGCAAAAACGCTAATCTTTTTTCGCAGACTCCCGTAGCAATCTCACGAGGGTTAGCCGCTTCACAAGCACTAATTGTGGCTTCCCCGACTTGTCCGTCTTGAGCCACACCGAGTACCTGCTGAAGGGTTTTCGCGGCACGGCTTACCCCACTATTAACAGCCATATCAAAAGTGGCATAGTCAATGCCAAGAGGAAGTGAGTCGCCACTGATTTTATCCCAATAATTAGCTTTATACAAAGGTGCTACATCCTGCGGTCCTAAAGCCCTCATTTCGGCTTCGGTTACAGGATTTCCTACCCAACTTTCCCAAACCGCTTTAGTGACACCTAAATTGGTCATTCCGCCGGGGTCTTTGGGGTTATTAACAAATCCGCCTTCTGACTTAAGAACAAGGGCTAAACATTGCTCAAAATTATCTGCACTCACTTTGCATGCACCCCAAGTGTTTTTTCGTAAGTTCGAAGACCTGCCATGCCAAGCATAGCTGTTACCAGTTCCATGAGGGATGAATCCAAAACAGGCAGATCATGCCACCCCGCCCCGAAGGCAATTGGACGCAATAGGTATTGGTACGAGAGGCCAATAGCGCCAACCCACCCAATAGCAGGACGCCAACCACTAACAAAAATATTTGTGCTTTGTGCTTCATTCGCGTTTACCGTGTTCTGCTGTGCGTCCCAATCTTGCAAAGAGGAACGAAGAGCTGCTTCAGCTTCCTGACGCTGATTGGGATCAGGAATGAATTTGTTTACAATCTGCAGTCCTGCGCTAATTGCATCGTCAATGCCAAACGCCATGTTACTTCACCGTCACCATAAGAAATACGCCAATTGCGCCAATACCTAATACCAGAAAACCCACAATACTGCTAACCATAATCAAATCCTTGCGGTTTTCTTCCTGCTCCTTTAGCGCCGCCGCAGCTTGACGGGCCGCCTCTTTCCGCATCTCAATAACCTGCCGTTGGATACCTTCCCACGCCGCAGGACCATATTGGCCCACGAACATGTTCTTTACTTGAAGCTGCATATCCTGAGCTTTGGCCTTAACAGCGTAGCGTTTTACCGCTTCCGCTTCGTAGTCCGCTTGGCTTTGGAATAATTTTTTCTTATGCGGCGTTGATGTTACCGTAACAATCTGGCCGATCTTACTGAATAAATTGCTTACCTTCTCCGCAGTCTCCATCATATCCCGACCCGAATCAACGGCGGACTTGATGCTATTGTAGATTGCAGTCGCGCCAGCGATGAGGGTAAATGGATCCATTATTCTGCCGCAGGAGTTTCGGGAGGTGTTTCTGGCGCAGGAGCTTCAATCTGTGGTTTGGCCTGCCCATGCAAAAGTGCAATCAAGTCGGCCACTTCAGAATATACGCCTGCACTGAGGTGCTTTAACACGGTGTTAACGTGGGCTACCGTCAATTTCAGTTCAAGTTCAAGATTATCCATTTTGTCCTCTTAGAATGGTGGATTTTGGGATTGTGTTACTGGTTGAGCTAATTGCTTAACTTGATACGCAATTAATTCTTCAACCGCAGGCATACTAATGGATTGAGAAACCCATTGGTAGGCTAATTGTTGGGTAATATCGGAATATGGGACAAATTCTGCTGGATTGGGTGAACCTAAATTCACCGTACCAGAAGAAGACGATGTGACTGAGCCATCCGTACCTGTGCAAACCCAATTAATAGCTGTAACTACGTCAGATAAGCCATTAGATAGCGGATTCACTATAAACTGAGGGAACGACCAAGCAAAATTCATAACGCCCCCGCATCAGAGTCCCAATATCATCGCATAAGCAATAGACTGTGCTTGTGTAACATTTCCAACGCTTGATGAACTAGCCAAACCAACATTAGTCCCGTCGCAATACATAATAATGCTATAGGTGCGCGGAATAGCCAGCGTGCCACCTGCTGCGGCATTGCTGCCATTATTAGATCCTATAGATACGGTGTATATGCCCGTGGTATTATTGGTAACAATCCACATCCCGCCAACGCTTTGTGGCAATAAAACCAATTGATTCGCCGCTAATGCACCCGTAAGCAGGAACCTCATGCACTGGGACGTGTTACCCGCTGCCGTGGAACTAGGGGCCGCAATATTCGTATACGTTGTACTTCCGCTGGTGCTGACCGATACGCTAGTCGTATTGCCAAACATCTGGTCAAGGATGGTGGCGTTATAGTTAAGCGGCTGATCCCACGTAGGGGATGTGCTATTATACGCTGGTTCGTTAAGGGCAAGGTTGGTGGTAATACTCATTTGTCAGCCTTCCCATCCAGCTTGTCGTAAATACGTTGGAACATGCTTTCAATGTGATCCATGCGTTTGTCCAAATCTTCTTTAAGGACGTATTCTTTTGGCAAGGCGGCTTCTAGTTTACTTAAATCCCGCTGTAATTCTTTAACAGCACCCCATAATTCCCGCATGAGCCACCCAGCTACGGTTAGAATAGCACCTAACCCAAGATTTATGAGGTTCTGAAATTCAACCATAATTAAGATTCCCGGATGATCGCGGTAGAAGTATCCCTGTCAATGGATAGTACACCATAACAGACAATATTCCAATCCATACCATCCCGTTCATCCTTTACGGGAACATTAATATCCAAGTGCTTGAA